TATCAATTGATTCTGCATCTCAACCATTTATTGTAATGGAGTATTTAATTAAGATATAATCATGGTACAAAGTTATAGAAATACTAGAAAAGGATTTTACACTGAGTGTTATCAGGACACTACACCTATTGGTTCTATAGTAACAAATTTAAAATCTGGTGCTAATACCTACGATCATTCATTTATTAATAAGTCTACTAATTCACATAAATTAGAAGATTTTAGTGGTAATGCATATGTTTCTGGTGATGATCCAGCATATACTCATGATGGATATTTGTATTGTGATGGCACTGAACATGCTATTAAAGACTATCCAACATTATATGAAATAATTGGTGTCTCTTATGGAGGAAGAGCAAGTAGTGGTATTGATGTAGTTAATGGTGGATCTGGATACTCATTAACTTCTGTTTTATCAATAACAGCACCACCAGCTGGTGGGACACAAGCAACTGCTTTTGTTAAAACAGTTGATTCTAATGGTGCTATTTTAACAATTGATGTTTTAAATCCAGGTGCAGGATATGTGACAGAACCAACTGTCACAGTATCAGGTGGAAGTAACGCTACATTTACTGTTAGGTTAAATTCTGGAGTTATTCAGAACATAAATCAGGGAAATGTGATGGAATTTTGGGGTGAACAATACTTGGGAACATTTAAAGTTCCTAATACTGTCACTAAAAAAATTGTTGGAAACAGTTCTGTATTTGGTCAGAATTCACCTACTATTGGTAACTTATCATTATCAGTTGGTGCTACTGGTGGTGCGTGGTATCTAGATAAAAATCAACAGGATCCACTTTTCTCATTAGGTAAAATTACAACAACAGGATATGATTCAGTTGTTGAGACAGTTAGTTGTACTATTGTTGGTACTCAAAAAGTTACTGTTACTATGGAGAAGAAGAAGTTACCTTCTGTATTCCAACATAGTCATGCAATTCTCCATAGTATTCCTGGTGATTCAACATGGGCAGGTAAAGGTTCTGGTGATAGATATTTACAAGGATATAAATCTGCAAATGGAAAAATTAATAGATGGACTCCAACTGGAGGTGTAGTTTTACAACATTCTCATGCATTATTAAGAAGTCCACTTACAGATAATACCATTGCTACCTATGATTTCATGGATTATAAAGGTGGTGATGAAAATGTTGGTGCTGTAAAAAATGTACCTGATTTATCAAATGCTACTGGTGCTGAATACAAACCACAACCAGGATATACTACAGAAATACCATATGATGATCAGTTTTATCTTGCATCTGGTGCTTCTAATGCAGGATCATTTGAATTTCAAACTTCTGTTGGAAACCCAACATTATCAACATTTTCAGCTGCGTCTACTATTGGTGGAAGACAAGTAACCACTGGTGGTGTACCTACCTATGATTATAGTCAAGAATTTGAATATACAAATCCTGGTACATATACCATACCACTTTCCAGTATTACTGGAACTCCTGAAAAGTTAATTTATAATCTTGCTGGTGGAGGAGGATCAGGAGCAGCTGGAACTATATCTGGTAATGATGGTGCAGATTCTACAATAACAGCAGGATCTACATTAGTTTTAATTGCTGGTGGTGGAAAAAAAGGAAATCCATCAAATTCAAATACTGGTGGAACTGGTGGAAATGGTGGAACTGCATCTGAAACTGGTTCACTTACTGGTCTTACTATACCTCAAAATGGAATTAGTGGACAACAAGGAGATAATAATACACAAACTGAAGTTGATTTTCCATCTAATCCTGGTGGAGGTGGTACTGCTGGTACTGCAATTTCACAGACTGGTGCTGGAGCAGGATCAGATGGTGATAGAATATTAATAGGTGGACAGAGTGGTACATATTCTCAAACAATATCAGGTGCTGATGCTTCGTTTACTGGATTACCCACTGGTGGATTTACAAACGTAACTTTCAGAGTCAGAGGAGGAAAAGGTGGTGATGGAGTAAGTAAAAACACAGGTACTGGATTTGATAATAATAGAGGTGGTTATGGTGCTCAGGTAGATGTTGAACTTGCCCAAAATCAATTAGTTGATTTTCTCAATGCTCCCAGTCCAGGATGGAATGTTGTAATTGGTAGTGGAGGAAATAATAGAAATGGTGGAACTAACTCTCTTAATGCTAATGGTGGTTATGGTGGACTAGGACATGGTGTTAAACATGGTGGCGGTGGTGGAGCTTGTACTTGTCTAAGAAGAGGAACTCAAATCGTTGTTGGAGCTGGTGGCGGTGGTGGCGGTGGTGCTGATGGTGGAGAAGGAGGAGTTGACGATGCACAAGGTCAAGCAGGTGGTTCATATCCTGGTGGTGCTGGTTTATATCAAGGATTAACAGCATCTTCACAAGGAAATATATTATCTGGTTCTGGCGGTGTTGGTGGACAATATGGATGTGTCGGCGGTGGCGGTGGTGCTGGTGGCGGTGGTGTATCATCTGGTACAAACCTTGGTGGTGGTTCTGGTTATGGAGGAGGAGGAGCACCTGGTGGTCCTGGTGGAACTCCTGGTGGTTGGGGTGGACATCAGGGTGGTGTTGGTGGACAACAGGGACTTTCTGAATATAAAACAACTTATTTTTCAACTGGTAATTTGACAGATCATACTGATCTTAATGGTTCTGCAAAACTTGACATAACATATAATGCTAACTATTGGACAGCAGCAGGTGGAGGAGGAGGATCAGGATCAATCTGGTTTGGTAATGTTGATTGGTCTGATGTAGCAAACCCAGCAGCAATTACTGTTGTTGTGGGTGCTGGTGGTGCAGCTGCACAGGCAACTGGTAATAATGCTGGAGCAACAAATAACGGTGGTAATGGATATGCAAAAATTGCATTTGGAACTATTAGTGGATATACTGGAGGTACAACAGGTACAACCACAGGAGATATAATTGAATCTGCATCCCAAAATGCAACCGTGTGGGATGTTAGTATTAAAGGTAATGGTGCTGGTACAGGTGTTGTTGGTAATTTCAAATTGCCAGTTACGCAAGTTCCTACAGTATTATTCCGTGGTGGCGGTAAATCTAATGATGGTACAACTACATCCAATGGATATGATCAGTCAGGAACTGGACATGCCACAGCAACAGCAACAATTACATCTGGTGTAGTTACTGCTATTACTCTTGGTGCTGGTGCTGGTACTAATACAGGATATACTGAGCAACCTTATGTTTACCTATTACATGGTGCTGGTTCTGGGTCTTATATTACATCCTCTTTCGCTAATGTATCAGTAACTGGATTAACATTGCAAGGTAATTCAGCTGCATATACAAATTTCTTATTGTTTGGTGGTTCAGGTTTATCTACAAATAGAGATAGATTTGTAGTGTTAAAAGCACAAGATACTACAACTGTTAATTATTTTGGTATTAAAGCATGTAGAGGTAATGGTGTTAATGGTGGTGATGTACCAGAGGAAGGATTGAAAGTAGAGTATCAAGTAGCAGGTTCTGCAAACTGGATTTATATTGATACTGTTATCAGTCCATCAGCGACAAGGACTGATCCTCTCACTGGTATGATCGTTCCTGCATGTGGTCAAAATCAAGCACATGATGGTACATCAGGGAATACTTTATGGTATACTTATACTGTTGCAGTGCCACAAGCAGCAAGAGCACCAGGCACAAAAATTAGATTATATCAAGAAAGATCTGAACAAGGTGGACAAGATCATTCTGGTGGTGGTGAATATGACCATTATGGAATATGTGAATTCATATATTTTAGAGAAAAGCAAACAACATTGGTATTTGTTCCTGCAACTGGTTCTATTAAAAGAAATACTGTTGATTTCTTAGAATATAATGTAGAGGGTGAAGTTGGACCAGGTATTACATACAGTTCTGGTATGGGTTGCAGTGATGCTACAATGACGTTAAAATCAACAACTAAGATAGAACCACAGGCAACTATTGATCCAGATTATGATGTACCTTTGATCACACCTTACGTTACATGCAAGTACTTAATCAAAGCATTCTAAATACTAATGGAGATACACTAGGAACATGGACATACAAGTTGAGTTAAATGTTATTGGACAGGAATTATCATACAATGGTGTACCTAAACCAATACCACAAACATATTGGACTGATACTTTAGTTCCTTTGATGTATCCTATATGGGATACTGACAAAGATAAGTTAATATCATTTTATTACTTTGATAATGGTACATATACTGCTAAACGCAGAAAATATGTCATGAACTTCAAGACTAATACTAACGAATGGAAAGACTATGAGATGGAACAGGTGTCCAGTTCTGTTGCTGACACATTCAAAGACAAGTTAGTTGAAGGATGGTATGCTATTGATGCCATTGAGAATATAGAGTTCCAGAATGAACTGGGTGCAATGTATGCTAAAGCAAAAGCTGTCTCTCCACTATCAGTAAGACTTGCAAGAGATTTTCTATTAACTGAAACTGACTGGACACTAGGTCCAGATTCTCCACTTGATGCTGATACTAAAGCACAGTACACATTGTATAGAACTAAACTTAGAGATATACCTGCAACAACAGAATTCTCTACTAATGTTGAGGGTACTAAGTTTCCTATCTCACCTGATTTCTATAATAAAATATACAAGACTGAGAATGCAGGTAAAGATTATCTATCAACAGATGATCAGTTCTTACAATTAGCATCACATTATCTCAAGAAGTATAAAGATAGAATAGCACATTATTTACTTACTAAATCATATACTGAGAGAGCATACTTTGATACCTTTATTGATGAGTATAATAAAGTAAAAGCAGGTGTTCAAGAATCACAAGATGAAACTTTTACAGATGAGAAAAAAGTATTTTTAGAGAATTTGCTTGTACAATGTCAAAATGAGATTGATAAGCTAGGGAGTTAATTATGATCATACAAGGTAACGAACTACAAATATTTGATCTTGTTGCATGTTATGCACAGAGATATCAAAAGACATTGTTACATTTTAATCTAGACAAATATAATAGTCTAGATACAACTAAGAAAGCAACTGTAACGACATATTATACACCAATCGTTGATGATTATGTACTAGACATAATCAAACAAGGTGGAATATTTAATACTATTTCATTTGATGAAGAAACAACAGCAAGCACTTACGCAGGTGCATGGTTTCCATTAGAATCAGAGTGCCCTGATGCTGATCATTATATCCATGCTTACGTTGTGGATTCTTTTGGTGATATCATATGGGAAAACAAACCAACTGGTAAATCATAATTAATGAAATTGTTTCCAACTCTTGTAGTTGATGACTTCTTTGATGATCCTAATTATGTTCTAGATTTAGCAAAGAATG